TGGCCGATGCGCTTGGATATTGCATTTGGAGAGAGTTCAATCCATTATTTGCTAGGTCGGGCAAAGCTACAGGGATTAGAATATATTAAGAACATGATAGTATTGAGGCAAAACTGTGTATAGCTCACTAAATATTTACAATCAGCCCATAACACAAGCTGCCACTACAGTTGCAAGCCCTAATGCTGCTTATCAGAGAATGAGCCAATTCTGGGATTTGATAACAGATTTGAAGGAAGGAACATACAAGATCCGGAGTGAGCATAGAAAGTATTTGCCGCAAGAAAGTCGAGAGACGGACGATAGCTATGATGTCAGACTCAGCAGGTCGACAGTAGTTCCCTATCTGCAACGAATCGAGAAAATGCTATCAGGTATGTTGGTAAGAAAACCAGTAAGACTTGATGATGTATCTGACTTAGTAAGAGAACAGTTGTTTGATGTCGATTTAGAGGGTAACGATTTGAACGTGTGGCTATATCAGACAGCAAGACAAGCTATTAGCTTTGGTCATGTTGGGGTTCTTGTTGATGCACCAAAAGAGGGAGACAAAGCAAGGCCATACTGGGTGACATATACACCAAAAGATATTTTAGGTTTTAGAACGGAAATCATAGATGGGGTAAGGCAACTCACACAAGTACGCTTGTTAGAACAGATTGTTGAACCAGATGGTAAATATGGTGACAAGATTGTCAAACAAATCAGAGTTCTTGAACGTGGCAGATATGAGATTCATAGAAAAGATGCAAAAAAGAGTGAATATAAATTATTTGAACAAGGTGAAATGAGTATTAAAGATAAAATTCCTTTTGCAATTGCTTATTCAAATAGAGTTGGATACTTTGAGAGTCGTAGCCCTTTGTATGACATTGCAGAATTAAATCTCAAGCATTATCAGATACAGTCTGACTTGGATAATATTTTGCATATTAGTTCTGTTCCTATGCTTGCAGTTTTTGGTTATCCAAATGCAGATGAGATAACAACAGGCCCTAATGAAGCAATATCACTCCCACCTGAGTCACGTATGGAATATATATCGCCGTCAGGTGATAGTTATGATAGTCAGTTTACAAGATTGAAAGATATTGCAGAGCAGATCAATACATTGTCACTAGCCGCAGTCCTTGGACAGAAGTTAGTAGGAGAAACAGCAGAGGCCAAGAGGATTGATAGATCACAGAATGACAGCACAATGATGGTAATTGCACAGCAGATGCAAGATTTGATTGATAATTGTTTAAGGTTTCATAGTGAATATCTCAATGAACCTAATGCTGGCAGTAGTTTTGTCAATAGAGACTTTGTAAGTGCAAGATTACAGCCACAAGAAATAACAGCTTTACTTACATTGTTCACTGCTGGCACTATTACACAAGAAACATTGTTGAAACAATTATCTACAGGAGAAGTTTTGCCAGACGATTTTGATATTGAAGAAGAGATAGAAAGCACACAGCAAGGAGGTCTTACAGAAATAGAGCCACCAGAAGAACCTGACCCAGAACTAGAGGAGGAACAAGAGGAAGAATGATAAATGGATATTCCAGAGGTATTTTTTAGGGAAACTATTGATTTAAATAGATATAGTAATTCTGTTGCAAAAAAATATGCTGTAACTTATAACGAAATAATTTTAAATGCAGCAAGACAACTGAGACAAATAAATCTAAGACAGCAAGCGGCTGGTGAAGGTGTAATTATTGCACCTCAAACAAGAAAAAGACTTAGAGCAGTTATCAAACAGTCAAAGGATAGTCTTGCAACTTGGTCAACTAAATCAGCTAGAGATTTTAAAAAAGAACTTCAAGGAGTAACGATATTACAAAAAGATTTTATTGAAAACGAATTGAAAAAGGTTACTGCATCTGGTGATGTACCTATCAACAGTGTTTCTATAAGTCCTAAGTATGCAGAGTCAGTGATAATTACTGACCCATCAAAAGTAAATATTTTTACAAGTAAAGCTTTTACAGAAGATAATTTTGTAAACTTTGGTTCTGGTAAATTCAGTCTTACAGCTACTCAAGGGGCTGCAATAAGATTGCCAAATGGCACAACAGTAAGTAAAGCATTTAGAGGTTTAGCAGAATCTTCAGCAGAAAAATTAGATTTAGCTGTTAGATCAGGAGTGTTTGCTGGTGAGTCATTAGATCAGATCACTAGGAGACTTGTTGGTAGGCTTGATTTTGCAGATTTAGCCCCTCTTTCGGTTAAACAATTAGCTTTAGCTGGCGGAGAACTTACAAAAGTAGCTAATAATCAAATCTCAACTATTGTCAGGACTTCTGTTAATCAAGTTACAAATCAGGCATCACAGGCCGTATATGCAGCAAATAAAAAAGTTGCTCCTCAATACAAATATGTTGCAACGCTAGACTCAAGAACAAGTCCGATATGTCGAAGATTAGATGGTCAAATATTTGAATATAACAAAGGGCCTACACCACCTCAACATTTTAATTGTCGATCAACTACTGTCCCTATTGTTGACTTTGACAGATTGCAAGAAGAGTTTTCAAGTCTTGAAAAGCCGCCAGCGACTAAATTTGATAAAAGACCAAGTATTACAGGCAGAGTTCCGCAAGGTACAACATACGGAAACTGGTTACTTGATCAAGATAGAAAGTTGCAAGTTAAAACTTTAGGTAGTGAAGGAAAAGTAAAAATATTTAAAAGATTGGCAAAAAAAGAGGGGTCTGGACAGGCAGCGTTACGAAAAATGATTAGAAATGATGGTAGCGAAGTTTCATTAAAAAGGTTACAAGAGTTATATACATAAAAATTATGCCACTTAAAAAAGGAAAGTCTGAATCTGTTATCTCTAGCAATATTCGTTTGTTAGTGAAAGAGGGCCGCACAATGAAGCAAGCACAGGCCATTGCACTATCTACTGCTGGCAAAAAAAAGACAGCTAAAAAACGCAAAAAGAAGTAATATAAAAACAGCTACTTTTATTGTCATGCCTTCACACTATGGTTCTATGAAGCCCAAAGGAACAAAGAAGAAAAAGAAAGGAGGCAAAAAGTAATGGGATATATTTTTAAGGTACAGGGCGAAGAGGAAACAAAAAAGCCCAAAGAAACTAAAACCACTGCTAAAAAGAAAACTAAAAAGTGAAAAGAAAATTTCGGCGAGTTCCAAAAGACAAAAAGACAGGTGTTCCTAAAAAATATCTGTCTGGGGCTATGAATAAGCTAGCGAAAGCTGCTGAAATCAAAAGAACTGCTGAAGCCTATCGAAAAGGAGAGTTTATTGATATAAAGGCTGTATCTAAATCACGCACAGAACAAAATGTCTCAGGCAAGAAGAAGAAAACCACTAAGCGAAAGCGTAAAAGCAAGTCTTAAAAAAAAGGCTGAAGGTACACGCTTTTTTTATGGTGAACTTGCAGAAGTTTACCGAAAGGGTCAAGGTGCATATCTTTCTGCTGGATCTCGTAATGTACCTATGGCAGCGTGGGCCATGGGCAGGGTAAATAGTTATATGACAGGAAAAGGTGGTGCAAGAACAGCAGACGCTAAAATTTATTCAAAATACCAAAAGAAAAGGTAATGGCTCCACTAACAAAAAAACAAAAAGAAATATTAAAAGCTCATTCAGTGCATCATACAAAAAGGCACATGAATTATATGGTGAGAAAAATGCGTGAAGGTATGAGCTTTGCAAGAGCGCATAGGATGGCACAGGAGAAAATAGGCAAATGACATTAAGTAAAAAAGAAAAGATTGATCGTAAATTAAAAAAATATGGTTTAACTGAAGTCAATAAAGCAAAGAAAACCCCATCACACCCAACAAAATCTCATGTTGTTCTTGCAAAAGAGGGCGATAAGGTCAAATTAATTAGATTTGGAGCGCAGGGCGCAGATACAAAGCCACCAAGAAAGGGTGAAAGCATGGCAGATAAGGCAAAAAGACGTAATTTTAAGGCCAGACACGCCAAAAATATTGCCAAAGGTAAAATGTCAGGGGCATATTGGGCGAACCTTACAAAGTGGAGCTAGTATTGTGAATAATTGTAAATTTTTTATTTATGGCTGACGAACCAATCAAACCAAATCCACCTGTTGATACAGCAGCGTTGATGGCAGAAGTTGAAGCACTCAGAAAAAGCAACAGAGAAATTCTAGACGATTACAAAAAAGCAAAGGAGGCAGCAAAAGCTGTACCACCAGATGTTGATGTAGATGCTCTTATTGCTTTCAAACAGCAAAAAGAAAAAGAAGAGCTAGAGGCAAAAGGCAGATATGATGAGGCGATTGCTAAACAGGCACAGCAGTATCGTGATGCAGAAGAGGCAAAAAACAAAAGAATCCAAGAGTTAGAAGCAAGGCAGAGACAACTTGAAGTTGAAGCCCCAGCAGTAACAGCCCTTGCTGATGTTGTACACGATCCCCAATATGTGTTATCTCGCATCAGTAAGGATCAACTTGCAAGAGAGGCTGATGGAACAGTTGTTGTTGTTGATGGATATAACAGAACTCCAGTTAAAGAGTGGGCGATGTCAAAAATGCCTTCATGGGTACAGAAAAACCCAAGACCACAAGGCGGTGGAGCAACGACAACTAAAGTTCAGACTGAAACAGTTGCTGCTGGTGAGAAGAACCCATTTGCAAAGGAATCTTTCAACCTTACAGAGCAAAGTAGGTTATATAGAACAGATATAAATAAATATAATATGCTCAAAAACGCAGTTAGCGGTTAGTATAGAACTAACGTGGTTGTGCCATGTCAGAGGTTGTGCCTCGAAGTAAACATATTAATTAAATTCTAATGGCAACATTAAGATCGGATTTAATTATTCCTGAGGTGTTTACTCCCTACTTGATCGAAGCGACAACACAAACTGACAGCTTCTTACAGAGTGGGGTAGTGCAACCTTTGGCAGAATTAAATTTATCCGCAGAAAGAGGCGGTGACTTTGTAAAGATTCCTTTCTACAAAGCAAACTTAACAGGTGATTTTGAAGTTTTAACAGACTCAACATCTTTAACTCCATCAAAAATTACAGCAGATAACCAAATTGCTGCTGTTCTTCATAGAGGTAGAGCTTTTAGTTCAAGAGACTTAGCTTCACTTGCAGTTGGTGGTGGTATTGATCCTATGGCTGCTATTGCTCAGAAAATGGCTGCTTATGTAAATAACCAAAAGCAAAAGGATTTATATTCTTGCTTAACTGGTGCATTTGGATCTATCAACGCAAACGATAGCAACTCAGCTTTATTTGCTTTGACTATTGATTCAGAGTCTGGTGATAGCCCAACAACTCTAAGTCCAAGACACATTGCAAAGGCAAAGTCTTTACTAGGTGATCAAGGTAGCAAGCTTACAGCAATAGCAATGCACTCCAACGTTTATGGAGACTTGTTAGAGCGTAATATGATTGACCGCATCTACGACAACACAGGCGCACCTGATACAGGAGCTACTGCTGGTAGTACAACAAGAGCTTTTGATGGCCCTAATGTTGTCGAGAGCTTTGGTGGTTTAAGAATTATCGTTTCTGATGATATTCCAACAACAGGCTCTGGAGCTTCTACTGAGTATTCAACATTCTTCTTTACAGAAGGAGCAGTTGTTACAGGTGAGCAAGCACCAATCAGAACACAAACTGATCGTGATATTTTAGCTTTGGAAGAAGCTATGGCAGTGGATCTCCACTACATCTATCACCCAGTAGGTCTAAAATACGCTGTATCAACAGTTAACCCAAACAGAACAGTTTTGGAAACAGTTGCATCATGGTCGAAAGTGTATGAGACAAAGAATATCGGTATTGTTAGAGCTACTAACGTATCTAATCAGGATTAATCATGCCATCACTATTTGAAGTAACTGCTGGGTCTTTAGTAGGCCCAACAACAGGTGGAACTGTAACTCAGGCCACTAACAAATCTACTGGGGTCACACTCAACACAGAGTCTGGTCAAATCACAATGAACAATGCACAGCTTGACGCTGGCACAGAGGTATCTTTCACAGTAACTAACAGCAAGATTGCAGCAACAGACGTTGTTGTAGCTTGTCATGGTTCTGCTGGAACTGCTGGTTCATATCTTGTGAACGCTAATAGTATTGCTGCTGGTTCTTTTGCAGTAACAGTTTCTAATGTATCTGCTGGTAACTTAAGCCAAGCGATTGTTATAAACTTTGTTGCTCTTAAGGGTGCATCAAGCTAATGGCTATGTTCGCTTTTAGGCGAATGAGAGAACAAAATGAGGCTGCCGAAAAAGCAGCTTCACTTGTTCAAACTCTAGAAAAGCCAAAACCAAAATCTAAGCCCAAAAAGGTAAAACTCAATGGCGATAACTCTTGATGCTACTGTTGGCGGTGCTAACGCAAACACTTATATTACTCTTGCTGATGCAAATTCATTTATTGAGGGTTTAGTTCTCAGTGATGACGCTGCCGCATGGGATGGGTCAAGTAATGACAATAAAAATCGTGCATTGTTTACAGCAGCCCAAAGGATAGACAGAGAAAAGTTTTTGGGAGCAAGAGTAGATGACACTCAAGCTTTGGAGTGGCCTAGATCAGGAGTAAGAAAGCCAGATACATACACAAATTTGTATGGTTTGAGTTTTCCAAATAGATTAGTTGCCGATTATTACCTTGACACTGAAATCCCAGATAGGGTAAAACACGCACAAGTAATCTTGGCTGTATATCTAAACAACAATAGGAACGGGTTAGAACTAAGCGGCTTAGAGGACTTTGCTGCTGTAAGTATTGGCAATATAAATGTAACCCCTAGATTCTTTGGGGCTGTAGGTATTGATCGTATTCCACCAATAGTTGATCATTACTTGATGGGTATTAGAATAGGTGGAAGAGCAAATTTATCAATTAAGAGGTCTTAAAGTGAACTACGGCTACCAATACCCAGCAGGGTTAATTATTACAAACACTGCAACCCACACAGGCAGATTTGGTAAGGTGCATTGTTTGGCAGATGCTGAAGCAACTTTTGTAGCAGAAAACTTAACAGAAAATGGTTCTTCTACTATTAACGGTATAACAATGAAGGCATCAACCGAAGTTGAAGGTGTTATTACAAGTATTACTCTCGCAAGTGGTCAGGTTATAGCTTATTCATTATGAGCCTTGCAAATGCACTAAAAAAAGCGGCATCAAAAACTCTGAGCAAACTTGGAGGTGATGTTACTATCAGACAGGTAACAGCAGGGGCATATAATACCACTACTGGAGCTATTACAGAATCTACATCTGATACAACTATAAAAGGTGCATTAAGAAATGTTTCAAGAAATCAAGTAAATGATTTGATTGAGTCACAGGATAAATTACTTACTATATCTGCTGGGGATCTTACATTTATTCCTACAACAAAAGATAGAGTTGTTATAAGTAGTGTTGAATTTAAAATTGTTCAAGTAATAACAAATGAGCAAAATAATACTGCTGTAAGTTTTGATCTTATTTTGAGGTAAAAATGGCAAGAAAAATAAGGCTTGACCAAATTGATGATGTAATGAGAGAGGCAGTAGAGGATTTAGTAGCTGCAACTACTTTGGAGTGGACTAGTCGAGTAAAAATAAAAACCCCTGTTGACACAGGAAGATTAAGAGCAGCATGGCAAACAGAAATTAAACCTTTAGAAGGCACAATAATAAACAATTTACCTTACGCAGAACCAGTATGCTTTGGAACTAATTTACCGCCATCATGGGGCGGTCAATATAGAACAAGACAAGGAACTGTTGCTGGTTTTCCAGCTTTAATAGGAAAAGAACTTGAACAATATGCCAGAAGGGAGTATGAAAAAATTAAAAGAGGTATTTAATGGCTGCAACTGATTTAAACACTGTTAGATCTACAATAGAGGCACGATTAGCTACAGAACTCGCATCAAGCCCCGCAATCCCTGTTGTATTCAATAACATGACTTTTGATTCGACAACGGAAGATACTTTTGTTCAGTGTATTACAAGTTTTGGTACTAATGAATATCTTTCTCAAGGTGATTCAAGCACTGCTTCGAACAACATTGTAGGTTTATTATTGCTCAATGTTTTTACAGAGGAGGGTCTTGGTGCAGGGTCTAACTTTACAATTTGCAAAAGATTGAGAGACTTATACAATAGAATAACAGTGTCGAGTGTGATTTTTGATGCACCTGTTGGGCCTGAGATACTTACTTCAAGTCCAGAAGGTAAGTTTCAAACACAATTAAGAATCACTTTCAATATTTACGAGGATCTTTGAATGGAAGTAACAGAAGAAATGCTTGATGCCATTGAAGCAGTCAAAGGCAAGCGTAATCCTGTTTATTGGGATGGTCGTTGCAGACGATATATGGAAAAGCAAGAAAATTTAAAAAAAGATGTAAAAAAAGCTAAAAAAGGGTAATATAAAATAAATACTTTCTTTTGTTATGGCTATTAAGGGCGATGTTGGAAAAATCATGTTTGAAAACGCTGGCGGTACTGAAGCTGACGTAGGCCAAACGAGATCTTGGTCTTTGTCTATTAGCAAAGATGTCATAGAGACAACAAAGCAAGGAGATACATTTAAAACAAATATTGGTGGATTGATTGCTGCTGAAGGTACGGCAGAACTTTTATATTCTCCTAGTGAAACTGGTGCAGGTTACACAACATTTATTGATGATGTTTTGACAACAGGTGATAATGCTGATGCATTGTTTGAACTGTTTCCTGATAGAGATACTTCAGCAAAAAAAATTAGTTTTGCAGGAATCATTACTTCCGCAGAATATGGTGCAACACTTGGCGAGGTTCAAATAATTAATATCAGTTTCATTACAAGTGGTACTATAACTTCAGCTATATAGTAAATTAGAAATACTTCGCACTTCTATTTATGCCAAACAAAAGAACCATTGATTTGTTGACTGATTCTTACAAAGATCAGATGACATCTAGACGTAAATATGAATTTAAAAATTCTAAAGGTGAAAAGATTGTTGATTTATATTTTAAACCATTAACAAGATATGATAGGCAAAAAGCGCAAAGTGCAACGGGAACTGATGAAGCTTTAACTGTGTCAACTCAACTACTTTGTCAAATGGCAGAGCTTGAAGATGGTACAAAAGCTTTCGCACTTGCAGATGCACCTAATTTACAGAGAGAATTACCAGAAAATATTTTGAATGAAATAGAGTTATTTTTGTTTGATATTAAATTAGATGTTGAAACGGCAAAAAAAGACTAAAGCGAGATAACTGGCTAAATTTTGAGTTTTTTCTCGCAACAGAACTAAGAAAAACATTACAAGAATTAAGAAAATTAATTACTGAAGAAGAGTTAATATATTGGGCTGCATATTATGAAAACAAATATGAAGAAGAAAAAAGAGCAGCACAACGACAAAAGGCCAAATCGAGGTAATATATAATAAAGGCTTTTTTTATTTGTGGCACAGGCAAATGTAAAACTTACTGTAGATGCCACCAATGCGACTAGAGTTTTAAGTGGTGTTCAGACTCAAACTAATAAATTACAGTCTGCTTTTGGTGGTCTTAGAACTGCTCTTGGTGGTATAGGTCTTACATTATTAGCAAAAAATGCAATACAAACTTCAACTAATTTTAAAAAGTTAAATATTCGTTTAGGCTTATTAACTAAAGCTACAGGAGATTTTGCAGCAGCACAAAAAATTGCAACTGATGGTCAGAAATTATTTGGTTTAAGTGCCACTGAAGCTTTAGATGGCGTGACAAATATTACAGCAAGATTGAAACCATTAGGAACAAGCTTGGAAGATATTAGAACCACTTTCATAGGTTTTAATACCGCAGCAAAATTAGGTGGTGCAACTTCACAGGAAGCTTCCAATGCCTTTAGGCAACTTGCACAGGCTTTAGGTTCTGGAAAATTAGCAGGGGACGAATTTAGAAGCGTATCAGAACAGATCCCTCTTGTTCTAAAACCTTTATCAGAAGAATTAGGTGTTAGTACTGGTGAATTAAAAAAACTTGCTGCCGAAGGAAATTTAACAAGTGAAGTCGTTATTAGAGCATTAAGCAAACTAGCAGACGAAGGTGGTAAAGATTTAAAAGCAATTTTAGAAAACGATCCAACACAAGTATTTAAGAATTTAAGTAATGAAGCTGAAAATTTATCAAGGGCTTTTGGTGATGCTTTGTTACCAGTTGTTTTGCCTGTTGTTAGGGGATTAACTGAATTAACTGTTGCTGCAACTAACTTTGTAAATTCTCCAATAGGAAAAACTGCCTTAATATTTACAGCCATTGCGGTTGCAGCTAAAGGTACTGCTGTAGCAGTTGGTTTAGTTTCTGCTGCTTTTATTGCAGCAGGTGGTGCAGCAGGTGTTTTAGCTATAGCTTTAAACGCATTGCCTTTTGTGGCTATAGCAACAGCAATAGGAGCAGTTACGACAGCTTTTATAAAACAAAATAATGAACAAAAAAAATTCAATAAATTAGTAAAAGAAGGAGGCCAAGAAGCTCTTCGCGCAGAGATGTTGAAAATTGATGCTGAAAGGTTCCAAATTTTGAGGAGATTAGCAAAAGCAGAAGAAAACAACAATAAAAGAGCTATAAATTCTCTCACAAAACAACTCAATTTATTGCATGGTCAATACAAAGTAGTAAGAGATAAATTGCATGATGAGATAGAAAGTACAAATCAAATTGATAAAACAAACGAAGAATTAGATTATAGTAAACTGACACAACAAGAAATAAATCAACTATTAAAAGATAAAATTCCAGAATTAGTCCGCGAAAGGACTTTAGCAAAAGCTGCTCTTGATGGAAATTTGGAACAAGTCAAAACACAACAAGAAATAAATGCTCTTGTTGCAATTCATGGTGAAGGTTTGAGGGATGTTATTACAGCTTATATTGAAGGCACAAATGAACTTAGAAAACAAAAAACTGAGGCGGATGAGTTAAAAAATAAATTTGATGAGATTGGTGCCGCCATACAAACAAGTATTAAAGATAATTTGAGAGATGCAATAACAGGCGCACAATCTTTTGGTGAGGCAATGACAAATATACTTAATAGAATTAGAGATAAGATAATTGATGCACAACTTGATAATCTTCTTGGAAGTTTTGGAGATAATTTTACAGCTGGAGCAACTGGCACAGGAGGAGCAGGAGGTATTGGAGGTGTTATAGGTTCTGTTGCTGGGTCACTTATTAACCCAGTTGGAACTATTGTTGGTGGTTTATTAGGTGGTCTTTTTGCAGATGGTGGTAGGCCACCTGTTAATAAAATTTCAGTTGTAGGAGAAAAAGGGCCTGAACTGTTTGTTCCTCGCACTGCTGGAACAATTATTCCAAATAATCAGCTTGGTGGTGGTATTACAAATAATTACGTTACAGTTAATGTAGAAGGTGGTGCAGCAACTGCTTCTGGTAACAATGTTGACCTTAATGCTTTAGGGCAAGTAATAGGTGTTGTTGTTCAAGCTCAACTAGTAAAAGAAAAACAAGCTGGCGGTATTTTAACAAGGTAACATGGCAACTTTTCCTTCAATCAATCCTGTATATGGAACAAAAAAAGCAAGTGTTCCAAAAATAAGAACAACTGCTTTGGGCGATGGGTATGAATTTAGAGCTTTATTTGGCCTTCCATTGACTCAAGACCCTAAAATATATGATTTAGTTTTTAACGTCACAGAAGAGGAATCAGATGTCATAGAGGCGTTTTTAAGAAGTCGTGTAAACGATCAGGCAAGCTTTGATTTTACTCCACCAGCAGAAGGCTTTACAAAAACAGGTACTTATTCACAATCAGGCACAACTTCAACAATTACGATTTCAAATCATGGTCTTGCCATCGGTGATGTTGTTACAATTGATTATACTTCTGGCTCTGCTTCTGATGGCACTTTTGCAATATCAACGGCAGTTGACCAAAATACTTTTACAGTTACTGCATCAGACAGCGCAACTAATAGTGGTAATGTTTCAGTAACTTTATCTGGTGCTGGTAAATATGTTTGTCAGGCATGGTCAAAAACAATACCATATAACAATAGAGCAATTTTAAGCTGCACTTTTAGGGAGGTGTTTGAACCATAATGACTATACCAACAGCAGAACTTCAAGCATTAACAAATAAGTCAATTATTGAGCTTTTCACTTTAACTTTAGATTCTGCTTTACATGGAGCAACTACTGTTTCAAGATTTCATTCTGGTGTTGGATTAAATAGTAATGCTTCAATAATTTGGCAGGGTAACACTTATGATAAATTTCCTTTAACTGCAACTGGTTTTGAATATTCTGGTCGTGGAAGGCTGCCAAGACCTGTTTTTACAGTGTCAAATATTTTAGGTAATATTACAAGTCTTATGGCATCTGTAAACGCGACAACTCCTTTTAATGACTTACAAGGTGCAAAAGTAGTGAGAATTAGAACACTTGCACAATTTTTAGATGCTGAAAATTTTCCATCTAATAAAAATCCTTATGGCACACCTGACAGTACAGCAGAATTGCCTCAAGAAATATATTTTGTCAACAGAAAAACCCTTGAAAATAGAAATATTGTACAATTTGAACTAACTTCTGCTCTTGATCTTCAATCGGTTCGTGCGCCAAAACGTCAAGTAACAAAAAAAGATTTTCCAGCTGTAGGTAGTTTTATAAACGCATGACTTGGAAAGATCAAGCTGCAAAACACGCTGAAGAATCTATGCCAAAAGAATCATGCGGATTGCTGGCAATTATTAAAGGAGAAAAAACTTACTGGCCTTGTAAAAATATTGCAGAAAGTAGTTTTGAATTTTTTGTAATTGATCCTGATGATTGGGCTGAATGTGAAGACACAGGAGAGATTATTGGCGTTGTACATTCACATCCTTATGACCCTGCAATCCCCTCTGATAACGATAAAGCTAGTTGCGAGTATTTAGGTTTACCATGGCACATTTATAGCGTATTAACGAAAGATTGGATTATGTTTGAACCGTCAGGATGGAAAGCACCATCATTGATTGGTAGAAGTTTTATTTGGGGAGTACATGATTGCTGGTCACTTATAACAGATTGGTTTGAAGAAAATAAAAATATAAAAATAAATTACACAAAAAGACCTAAAACACTAAAACAATTTATAAAAAATCCATTATTTGTTAAAACTTTACCTGAACTAGGTTTCATAGAATTAGATAATAAAGAAGATATACAAATTGGTGATGTTTTACTAATGGAATCTGTCAAAGATGTTTTAGGCCATGCTGCTTTATATATAGGAGATCAAACAATTTTGCATCATTCACTAGGTAAATTGAGTTGTAGAGAACAATTTGATTTAAACTATCAACAAGCCACAAAAAAGGTTTATAGATATGCAGCTTAAAAAAATTAAAGTTTATGGCAGATTAAGGAAATTTTTAGGATCATCATATTTTGAAGCTGCTGTATCAAGTCCAGCAGAGGCAGTAAGATTTTTGATTTGTAATTATCCAGAGGTAGAAAAACATATGTGTGAACAATATTACAAAATTAAAATGAATAATTTTGATGTATCTTTAGATTTTTTATCAATCAGAGGTAAAGGAGATATTCAAATTATCCCTGTTGCAACTGGTTCTGGTTTTATTGTGCCAGTAATATCAGGTATAGTCAGCGCAGGTGCCGCTGTTGTCTCTACTGCTGCCACTGCTGTAACTGCTGTTGCTGGTACTGCTTTAGGTGTAGCAAATACCGTTGCTGGGGCTGCTATTGGAACTGTTGCTACTGTTGCTAATTCGGCTGTTGGGGCTGCTGCTCTTGTTGCTGGTGCAAGTGCTATTGCAGCGGAATCTGGAACTACAGGTGTTTTAGGAAGTGTTTCTTCTGCTGTTACTTCTGATATTGTGTCCGATGGTGTAACTCCTTTGATTGCACCCACACCAGAAATCACTCCTCCACCAATAGTTGAATCAACTGGTGCTGATCCAATACCACAAAATGATGTTGTATTACCAGATCAAAGAGCACAAAATTCTTTTGGTTTTTCTGCAATAACAAATATTTCAAGAGCAGGTGTTGCTGTTCCTATAATTTACGGAGAAGTTTTTACAGGATCTGTTGTTGTTAGTGCTGGTATTGATACTGTTCAAATAGAGGGAACTGCTGAATGACTTTAGTAGGTATTCCATCTGATCTTACAGATCCAAATATTCCAAGTAATGTACTTGCATCAAAACAGTTTCAAACATTAGTGGAATTACTTGGTGAAGGAGAAATTGAAGGTTTTCCTTCTGCGACAGGTTCAAAAGGTTCAACTGAATATAATACTTCAGCACTTAAAGACGTATTTTTAAATGGAACTCAAGTTTTACAACAAGCGGCTGGAACAAGTCCTTCAGATGAAGATTTTAACTTTCAAAATGTATCATTTGAACCAAGATTTGGAACATCTGATCAAACAGCCATACAAGCAATAACAGAACAAGAAACAGAATTTTCAGTAAATCAAATAGTTACAACAAGTTCACCTGTTTCTGTCAGTATTACCAATACTTCTGTCAATGCAGTAAGGGTCACTATTGCCTTTAATGAATTACAAGAATTTTTAGCTGATGGTGATATTGATGGGGCAGAAGTTACTTTAAATATTCAAACCATAGAAAATGATGGAACAACACAGACAGTTATTACTGACACTGTGAAAGGAAGGACTGCAAGTGCATATTTTAGAGATTATAAAGTAAATTTGCCAAGCGGAACAAGCTTTCCTGTAACAGTAAGAGTCAATAGAGTTACATCAGACACTAATAACAACCCAAACACAACTTTAAGAAATCAGTTTACTTTTACAAATTACACAGAAATAATAAATGCACAATCGACTTTTGCCAATTCTGCTCATGTTGCTCTAAGGTTTGATGCTAAAACCTTTTCTTCAACGCCTAGACGGTCTTTCCGCGTAAGAGGAACAAAAATTAAGATACCTCACAATGGGACTGTAAGGTCAGATGGTTCTATAAGCTATAGCGGCACGTTTAATGGAACATTTAAAAGTGATAAAGAATATTCAAATGACCCAGCTTGGGTTTTATATGACCTTTTAACAACTTCAAAAGGTTTTGGAGATCAAATAGACACATCTAATATTGATGTTTTTAGCTTTTATAGTGCATCTGTTTACGCATCAGAATTAGTTGATGACATGACAGGAACAGGCAATACTGAGCCGCGTTTTTCATGTAATGTAGTCATTCAAAATCAAAAACAAGCTTATAACTTGATAAATGAGCTTTGTAGTTGTATGAGAGCTATGCCTTTTTACTCTGCGGGTACAGTTGCTCTTGGGCAAGATAGACCAACAGATGCGTCTTATTTATTTAATTTATCAAATGTAACTGAAGCTGGTTTTACTTATTCAAATAGTTCATTAAGAACAAAACATACAGTCATAAATGTTGCTTATTTTGATATGGAGACAAGGACAATTGAATATGAAACTGTAGAAGATACTGCATTGCAAGCAAAATATGGGGTTGTTATAAAAAATTTAAAAGCCATTGCAGTAACTTCAAGAGGTCAAGCGTCAAGATTAGGAAAATGGTTTTTATATACTCAAAACAATGAAGGAGAGGTTGTTAATTTTACTACTACACTTGAAGCTGGGGTTCTTGTTAGACCTTCACAAGTAATACAAATTGCAGATCCATTGAGGGCTGGGGTTAGAAGAGGTGGAAGAATTACAACAGGATCATCTTCAACACAAGTAAAAGTTGATGATGAAAATAATACAGATTTAGCAACAACAGATTCAGCGACATTATCTGTAATTTTGAGAGATGGAACATTAGAAACAAGATCAATAAGTTCTATCTCTGGAACAACTATTACAGTTTCTTCTGCATTTAGCTCTATTCCACAGGCAAACTCGGTCTGGGTTATAGAAAATACAACAGTTCAATTACAAACTTTTAGGGTTATTGGAGTTACAGAAGTAGATGGTTTGGCATATCAAGTTACCGCTGTGGCATTTAATTCTTCAAAATATGATTCTGTTGAAGATGGTTCTACTTTAACAACAAGAACAATAACAACTTTAACTCAATTAAAACCTGCACCAAGCAACTTGCAAGGTACTGAACAAATTGTTGTTATTAATAATCGTGCTGTATCAAAGCTTTTTGTTCAATGGGAACCAGTGCAAGGTGTTACAGAATACATGGTTCAATTTAGATTTAAAAATGAAAACTTGATCAGTGAACGAGTAACAAGACCAGATTTTACAATTTTTGAAACAAAAGCTGGAACTTATGAAGTGCGAGTTTTTAGTTTTAACGCATTAGGAAAACCAAGCATACAACCTGCAACAACTACTTTTACCACCGTTGGAAAAACTGCTTTACCAGATGATCCATCTGGATTAACAATAGAACCAATCTCGGATGAATTTGTAAGACTACGTTTTAACCCTTCTTCTTCTGTTGACGTTTTGCATGGAGGATCAGTTTCAGTTAGGCATACTCCAAACACAGGAGCTACTGCTACATTCTCTAATGCAACTGAAATTATTCCAAAACTTGCTGGAAATATTACAGAAACACTTGTTCCAGCATTGACAGGGACATATTTGATTAAATTTATTGATGATGGTGGTCGCAGGTCAAATAATGCTGCAAAAATAATTGTAACTCAACCAGACCCTCAACCTAATCAAGTAATCCTTACAGAAAGAGAAGATACAGACTCACCACCATTCCAAGGCGAAAAAGTAAATACATTTTATGATGCAGATTTTGATGGATTGTTGTTAGATGGAACATTAACAATTGATGATGTTACTCAAAATATTGATGATTTATCTAATATAGATTTTGCTGGCCCTATAAATTCAAGCGGAAGTTATGAGTTTCAAAATAAAGTTGATCTAGAAGGAATTTTTAATCTTACTTTAAAAAGAAGATTTGTAACTTCTGGAATATTACCAAACGATTTGATTGATTCAAGAACTGCAAATATTGATACTTGGACCGAATTTGACGGAGATTTAGCAGAAGATGTCAATGCAAAGCTTCTAGTTGCAACAACAGATATAGACCCTGCAACTTCAGTTTCAGCCACCTATGAACAGAGTGGAACTACAATTACTATTACAAAAACTGATCATGGATATTCTGTAGGAGATTTTGTTGTCATAGATTTTACTGCTGGATCTGCGGCAGATGGTAATTATGAAATACAAACAGTTCCTAATGACAACTCTTTTACAGTTACAGCTAGTGCCAGTGCAACAATATCAAGTGGAACTTCATGTACTTATGGTGCAAACTTTACTCAATTTAATACTTTTGCAAATGGTGAATATACTGCTAGAGGATTTAAATTTAAATCCGAACTTGAATCAAATGATCCAGCACAAAATATCAATGTTACCGAACTTGGCTTTGAAGCAAGCGTAAAACGTAGAACAGAAACAGTAAACACTAACATAGCTTCTGGAACTTCTGCTAAAACAGTTACTTTTGGTTCACCGTTTTTCACAGGAACTAATACACTAAGTACCTCGACAACAGCATTTTTGCCAACTATAGGAATTACGCTTGAAGGTGCTGTATCAGGAGATTATTTTAAAATTACATCTATTACAGGATCTCAATTTGTTATAGAGGTAAGAGATGCAAGCAACAACTTCAAAAATCTTAACTTTAGGTACACAGCAATAGGGTTTGGTAAAGGTCAGTAAATATGTTTATATTTAAGTTATCAACTATCATATACTTATATAAAAAGGATTAGTCAATGGCAACACACGATTATGTTATAGCCAACGCATCAGGGGCGGCATTTCGTACAGACCTAAATAATGCTCTTGCCGCAATCGTTAGTAATAACTCAAACTCCTCAAGTCCAGCTACAACTTACGCATATCAATGGTGGGCAGATACTACAAATGGTGTTCTTAAAATAAGAAATTCAGCTAATAACGCATGGATTGAACTTTTACAACTTGATGGCACATTAACTCTTGAAGATGGGTCTGCTAGCACTCCAGCACTAGCTTTTAGAGATGATTTAAATACAGGAGTATTTTCAAGTGCTGCTGATACTTTTAATGTGGCAACTGGTGGTGTAGAAAGATTAAGAATAAACTCGACAGGCTTAGGTATAGGCACAACAAGTCCTAGTGATAAACTTCATGTTCATGGTGATGCTGGATCAGCTCCTAAAATAATAATTTCTGAAGGTGGAGCTGAAAGTGCTATAAGAGCTACGAGAAATTCAGATACTAATGGTGATTTAAGATTTCAAACTGAAATAAGTGGAACTTTAGCAGACAGGATGGTGATAGATTATACAGGAAAAGTGGGTATTGGATCTTCATCGCCTAATTCTTCTTTACATGTAGAAAGTTCGTCTAATTTTGTAGACATAGCTTTAAGAAATTCTACATCAGGTTCTAGTGGATCAGATGGAGCAGATATATTCTTAAATAATAATTTAGAGTTAGGTATATTTAATAGGGAAGCTAGTCATATAAGATTTGCTACTTCAGGTTCGGAGCGTCTTAGACTTGATAGTTCAGGAAATTTAGGCTTGGGTACTACTTCAATATCAGATTCAAGATTTAGAATAAAAGGTGCTAATAATACTACTTCTGCATATAACGATGGGTTGATGGTCACATCAAATAATGAAACTGTTTTTAAAAAATATTCTTGGGCTGGTATAGAAACAGATGGTGGAATGAAATTTGCAGAAAGAGTAGATTCGTCCACACTTTTGACAACTATGCAAATAAGTACGGCTGGAAATGTTACTATTACTGGTTCTTTATCTAAAGGCTCTGGTTCATTTAAAATTGATCATCCCTTACCAGAAAAAACAGATACCCATAATTTAGTTCATTCATTTGTAGAAGGGCCTCAAGCAGATAATATTTATAGAGGGAAAGTGGATTTAGTGAGTGGAACAGCAACTGTGAATATTGATAAAGTTTCAGGAATGAGCGAAGGTACATTCATTTTATTAAATAGAGATATTCAGTGCTTTACATCTAATGAAACAGGGTGGACAGCAGTTAAAGGTTCAGTTTCAAAAAACATTTTAACCATAACAGTAGAAGATAATACCTGCACTGATACTATTTCTTGGTTGGTTATTGGTGAAAGACAAGATTCTCACATGAAAAAAAGTAACTTGACAGATGAAAATGGGAAAATAATTGTCGAACCTTTGAAAGAAGAAGAAGAAGATTGATTTATTTGATTTGTATTAATACAATATATTTACATATACAATTTTTATGACCCCACAAGAACTTTACGAAGAGACAAAAACTCGTCTTGATTTAAATATTGCAAAAGCACAAATTCTTGAAAAAGAAATACAAGAAAAAGTTGCAGAAAAAAATAAACTCATGCAACCAATAATGGAAGATCAGGGTGCATTAAAGCAATTTGCAAAATTACCTGATGTTGTAACTGAAATTGATAGAACAGTAGAATCAAAGTAAAATAAAGCTAAACATTAATTATCATGGCTGTTACTTGGGATATTGCTGCTTTAGATGCAACAAAAACTGTTGGAAGTTTATCTGATGTGGTTACCACTGTTCACTGGACAGCGAGTGATTCTGAAACTGTTAGTGGTGTAGAACATGTTGGTTCTGCTTATGGCTCTGTAAAACTTGCAGAAGCTGATTCTAAATCATTTACTGCATATGCAGATATAACCAAAGATAATGCTATTGCATGGGCTAAATCTGTGATCGGTTCTGATGAAGTAACAGCTATTGAAACAGATATTGCTGCACAGATAACAGAATCAAAAACACCAACAACTACCTCTGGTGTACCTTGGTAGAAATTACTGATAGACCAACATAAAGTGGTGCTAATGCACAGATTCCACAAAAGGTTATAATTGTCACAGGTACTAATGCTTTAGAAAAGGCTTCTTTCATGTTTCAAAAAATAGCTAATGTTTTATCAATTATCTCATTTTTGATGGTAAGTTCAATGTCTATAGGGGCGTTTCTTGCTATTCGTTACATGAAATCACCTGAGTTTGAAAGAACACTTAAAAACAAAATTATGGGCGATCTTAAAGAAAAAATGATAGAAGAAATCCCAAAACAGCTACCTAAGTTTAGTGGCCCATCAATTCCTCTTTAATGGAAATACCTCAAATTAAAATACCTGAGATAGATATACAAAAAATAAATGTTCCAGTTAACAATCCATATCAAGTTTTAGATGTACCATTACCATCGTTAAAATTACCGGGATGCGTTAGGTATCACAGAGATGCTAGTCCAAAAAATACTGCCTTGTATAATGATGACCCACGAGGTACTAGTATTTCATGCCCTTATGGTTCAATGCCTACATTTCAACCTTTGTTATATGACAGAAGAAAAATAAATATTACTGAAATAAAGCAAGAAGAAAAAAAACAATTTGATGAACAACCTAAATATAAGGAACAAAAAATAGAAATACCTAAAAAAAAAGAAGAAGAGTTTTTTATAAAATGTCCAGACCCTTCAAAAGATCAGATGATTGGTGATTTCAGAAATTCTAAAAAGCTACAAATAGTTTCTGGGCATAAAATAGAAAATAAGGAATGTATAACGATTTATGAGGATACAAAATTTATCGAAAAATACTTACCTTCAGTTAAAGATTCTACTACTGCTGCTGGCATCGCTTTGGTTGCTGCTACTACTCCATTATTGCTTAATCTTATAAAACCTTTAGTAAAAAATATTATAAAAAAGCTTACAAAAAAGAAAAATGATGTAAAATGATATCTAGCAACTTGACCCATTATCATGCAATTAACTTTGCCTCTGCTCTGATGGACAGATCAGTTGCTACTCTAATTTGTGTTTATGTGGTAATACTTGACCTTTCTTTTCAACGATTTCTATATCTTTGCATAAATTATAATAAGGGCTGTCTTTTGTAAATTGTATTCCAGCAATTTTTTTCTCACCACAATGACGCAATCTTGCAAAATGCCAATCAAGCTCTAGGTTTTTAAGTTTTTGTTTATTTATATCATTCTGTACTTGTGCTGCCTCTTTACATTGTCTCGTAAATTTACGATCTAATGGGACACTAAAATTTAATGTGATTCCTGTTCCAAGTGCAAAACTATCCTTATTTGTACCAGAGTAATTTTGTTGATAATAGAGAATTGAACCGGGTGAATCCGGCTGACCATCTCCTATAGGGTTGCCATTCTCATCAAAACTGCCCTCTAGATCTGTTTCGTCATAAACAGGCGTATAATAGTAATCTCGGAAAGGTTTGCGAAAATTTGAATTAAATGTAGTAAAGGGAGTAATAGTCATCATTGCTCCTTGACAGACAACACCGCCACCATACTGGTTGGTGTGAAACCCAGAATTATTAACATTCCAGTTTTGATTTGTAACTGAACCACTGTTGCTTTGACTAACAGAATTAGCAAAAACTTTTATTGGACTAAATATTATTGCGAGAACACAGAGGTAGTAGTAGTAACTGATTCTGTTTCTATGGTACGATTTATGCTCGTTACGTTTTGAAGTCCGGGCCCAGAGTACGTTTCCGTAAACTGAAAGGCATTTCCAGAGGTGGGATTTGTCAGAGTCCAGTTGGGTTTTGTTGTCATATTTGCTCCTGTCCATGTATAACTATGCCCTCCTACAGTTCCACTAACTGAAGTTGCATTTGGTGACATGCTGCCACCATCATGTTTAATCCCTGTGCCTGTAACTGTATATTCGTAACCCGTGGAGTAATCCTTACTAATAATTGATTCTGTGAGAGTAGTTTGAGTATTTGTAGTACTAGACATACTACCTTGAACAAAATTAGGTACAATATTTGCGTTAGCTGGTAGTGCATATATGAAAAACAGAAACAAAAGTTTTTGCATAATTCATATTAATCCACTGATACTGATGTAACATAAGAACCTGTGGCTGTAGTACCTGCTGAACCCGCAGTTATTGTTATTACATGATTATCAACAGTACCAGCTAGGTTAGTTGCTGTGCCTCCCGAAGTACTGGTCAAATCTCCAAATGGACTGACTTCGCCCGTGGTCAAACTTGTAGCTATAGTATCACCTGTCGTATGTGAGACTGTATATGAGAATGATTCACCATCTGTCAGTTGACTTGCTGTAATTGGCGTATAGGCGTTTATGCCATTAGTGACTGTTCCTAATCCTCCTAAACTGCCAGCAGTGGTTCCATCAGTTGTCGTAACTCCTGTGCCTGATACAGAATACGAATTACCAATACGGTCTGCTGTAGTGCCGGGGGCTGCTACTT